CAACCTTCGTCAGTTTCTTCTTTGTTGGAAGGAACTTGTCCTGACAAACCACTCTTGGGATTGCTATGAGGTTTTAGTGTACTGTGCTGACTTACTTTTGCTTGTGGTGCTTTGGAGCCTAGTTTGCTTGCACCTTTGCGCAACATCTCAAAGTCATTAGCGTCTAGTCGGCCGTTGTCATTTTTGTCTAGTTTCTTTTGCCCACCACTAAGTGCGTTCTTCATTGCTTCAGCAGCCACGTCGCCCAGCATCTCATCAACTTCTTTCTTGGCGCCAGCAATTTTGTCGGCAAAAGTGATTTTGTCTGCAGGAGGTGCAAGTTTAGCAAATGATTTTTGCTTGGGAGTCATTGCAGCAGAACCTTCTTCCGCAACTCCTTTGCCAGTATAGCCACCGCCGCCAGAGAATCGAGGATAACCTTCCTTACTCTTTGGCATTGGGGCTACTTCCCCACCCCCTGACATTCGAGGATAACCTTCGCGTCTGTTCCCAATAATTGGTGGCTTGCTGACTTTGTTTCCACCTTGTTCAGCGGCCTTTCGCTGATATGCTGGTTGATTAACCGGGTTGGTCATATCTAGATCTCCAATTCGATCTTCAATGCCTTCATCATACTTGTCATACTTCTTGCGAATTGGATCAAGAGCCTTGCCTTCACGTCCAGCCTTGGCCAATGCTTCCATACCTTGCTTGCCATATTTTTCATAGCCCTTGGCCGCACGGCTCATGTCACGTTCGTTTAACTGACCGTGTGTGACTTCTGGCTTCTCGCGAATGCTGTCCAGCTTTTTGTTTAAATCGTAAAAAAATGTCATTTGAATTATCCTCGAGGTTGTGCGCCAGTTGCTGGCTTGGGTTGACGTTTGATATTGCTAAAGGGACTCTTGTCACCCATGGGCAATTCGTTTGTGGTTTTTGCTGGTGCTGTTTTGCCGCCAGCCACTGTAAAGTCACTCTTGTAAGCATTCTTTACAACTTCATGATCATAAGGACCAGTTGCGTAATCTTTCTTCAGTGCTCGTTGTTCAGCGTCTGGAGCAGGATATGTAGGATCATCCAGCAAGTCTTTGTTCTCATCTTCAATCTTGCGGCTTTCGCTATCAAGACTTTCTTCGTATGGTGTGGCCATCATCACAATACGGTTGGGATCCAGACCTAGTATTTGTGCCAGTTGTTTGATCTGTGGCTCAATAGCTGGGTACTTAAACTCCACATCCACAATGTTCATTGCTTGATTGGGAAATGCTGGAAAGTCTGGGATCTGCTTGCGAACTGGGGTGCTCTTGGCATTTGACATTTTAACAACGTCAAATTGAGCGCACTTGTCTTCAAGCTCTCGAAAAAAGCCTGCGGGCACATCACCCACTACCTTGATACGATAGTTGTATGTACGTTCGCTTTCAGCTAGGTATTTTGCAAATGGTTTCATGTTCAGTATCCTGTTGTATATTTATTCTTTTTGCGTGTTTTGGCCTTTGCCAATGATGCGTTCTAGCAGATCATTGCGGCTCAAGACTACTCCGTGTGCTGTTTGTGTGGAGGATAGGCCTTCGTTTTCTTTTGAATCTAGGACCTGTTGCTGTTGATCCAGGCGCATTTTCTTCATCTGCAGATCAATCATCTTGAGTTTTTTGTCTAGTTTAGCTGTTTTTGCTGTGATTGCATGTCCAAGCATGTTTGATGCTACTGAGAATATTTCGCTGGCAAATCTTGAGTCAACTTGCATACCCAAGTCCATGAGATCTTTGTAGCTGTGCTTGGCCAAGTCGCTTAATTCGTCCATTTCTGTGTCGGAAGCTTCGAGTCCACGCACAGCAGGCAACGCACCATCAACTTTGTCAATGGCGTCATCTAGAGCTTGTAGTGTTTCTCGATTGGTAGGAAGTGCAGGTAGAGCAAGGTCTACTTCGTCCTGGGCAGGCGGGAGATCAAAAAGTTCTTCAAGTTTACGAGTCATGCCATATTTATGGGGCTAGGCTCGACCGTTGTTAAACATGTCCTGTTCTGTGACCACTCTAAATGTGAGTCCTTGGCGTTGGCACCATTTGGTTGCGGCCTGCCATTTGGCATAGTTGATGGCTACCACAGCGCGATCGCGGCTGTTCATTTTGGATTCAATTACACTTTGTTTTTTGGGTTTGATTTCAATCAGTTCGGCTCGCATGATGTTGTTGCGAGTGCGATAAGTGATCAAAAAGTCTGGCACATATACCGTTTGCTTGCCTGTGAGTGGATTTCTGTAGGGTATTTGTACTGCTTCACTGGCCCATTGCAGCACAGAATCATTCGAGTCACAAAATCGCATGAAGCTGAGTTCCCAACCAGATCGGTATCTTGGCTTGCCTGAGCCCACATACTTGGCAGGGTTTTGAATGTCATAATATCCCTGTGCCCAACGAGCCATTACTGCACCACGTTTCTGGCTGCATAATAGTTTGGTACTACAGCCACTCCCACGCCCAACAAAGTGGCCCTGTTGCGAATGCTGTTGAGATAGTAGGCCATGTTCAGGTTTAAACTCATCGAGTTGCCGACCCCGCCGCCGCTGGCTTGAAAGCTCTGTAACAGTGTCAGAGCTGGAATTTTAGTTTCGTCTGCCACTCTAAACAAGCTCACAGTAAAGTTATCTGCGGCTTGTTTTGTAGTCATTACTGATCGAAAATAACTATTGACCACATCATACTCGCCCACAGGAATATCAACGTCATAGTCGTAAAAAGTATCAAAAACTCTTACTGTTTGATCAATTCGGTAGTTGGTATCGTTAATGGTTGACATGATTATCTACCTGTGTTGTTATTACCAGGGCTCTGTTGAGTAGGAAAGTACATGCCACTAGAACGACCAGGAATACTGCGTATAGCGCCAGGGATAGCACCTTGAATACTCTTGACTCCTTGAGCGACTGCTTCGCTCTTGGCGATACTGGCAATGTTTTTGCCTTTGAAAGTGTTGTAGGCTGTGCCAGCTTTTTGCACAGCACCAATGGCACCAAGCAATCCGCCGCTTTGTAAATCTTCCAGGATGCCGCCGCCTGCGTCCAACAAACCACCTTGTCCAAAAACTGTGGCTCTTGAACCAGGTCTTGAAATAGGGCTTAATGTTTGATCATAATGTGCAGGATCAGCAAAACCTTGCACGTTGATGTCAGGTCGTTGATTGCCCACGGCGCCTGAATAGTATTTCACTGTTTCGTATGCAATGGTCATGGTGTTTTGCATTGTGCCAGCACCTTCAGCATAAGAGTATTGATCATGATTGAAAGCTGTGATCACTGGATTAATCAACACATATTCAGCAAACTTGTGTTGGTCCATGCCATAGATACGTATGTCTCTAAAGAATGGCGGCTTGCCCGATGCGTCACTTCCGCCATCGTTAAATGCTTCACCAATGTATCCCCAGTCGTTGACATTGCCCACACGTTTGTCTTGGTAGATGTCTCGAGAGTTGTAACCAAACCCATTAACTTTGTTCCCCGATGGGCCCAAGCTGCCATTGGTACTGTTAGGTGCCAGATAATTTTGGCTGGGATCTTTGTAGTAATAACTGTAGTAGTTGTACCACATGTTGCGTACATTGTCGCCTGAGTCATCATGAAACGTCAATGTAACTGGTTCATAGTTGATCTTGGTCTGTATCACACGCTTGCGGTTGTACTGATTCATTACCTCGTTGCTGATACTATACTTGGGTAGATCCACCGTTTTGACCACCACACTGAGATTTTGTGCTTCTTGTGTGCCAATGACTTGTGAGATTTTTGGAATGTCCGTGTTGAGCGTGAAGCTCACATGAAACAGGAACTTGTAGCGTGGCTTGAGTTCAAATGAGTTAGTTGTGAAGGTTTTGCTTGCGTGAGTGTAATCACGCAAGCTGTTGACTTCAGTAAAACCTTTTAAAAATTGTTGCCCAAATGTTGGCATAAGTTACGCCTTATGCCGCGGTACCAACACCTGTTACTGCGCCTGCTATTGTACGAGAAATATTTTGTACTGCTGTACCAACACCGCCAGGTAGTTGTGCAGCATTATCGTAGGCAATAGTCATGTTGACTGTAACGCCTTCGTTAGTGCCATAGTTCAATTCACCGTAGTCTGCGCCTTTAAGGTAGCAACCATACAGTTCCCAAGCTTCGAGCACTTGCGGAGTTGTTGCACCATTGCCACCGTCAAGAATTTCAATTACTGTTGTAAATTTATAATCAATACCAGATGCAGCAGATGCCATTTCCAAAAAGTCCATCTGCTTTTGGAACTGTTCACCAATTAATTTTTGTACACTGTTTGACGCATCATCACGCACCGAGCAAGCAACGTCTGCCCAGGTGTGACGACCTGCCAACTTCAATGTTGAATTGTAAATTGGTAGTGTGATTTCTTCGAATGTCAAGTTAGGGCGAGCAACGCTTACAACCTGCTTGGTCAATTCTGTTGTTGTTGATGATACCCCAAAGTTTTGAAAACTTACTCTAAATCTATATTTGAGTTTGGGCATCAACAGGCCCTGGGCGCTCGCGGATTGATCGCTTGCTAGTGGGACTGTCATTTTACTTAGTGATGCTACTGCCATTTGTTATCTCCTATGTGTTTATTTACCTGGAAAGGTAGGCGGTCGAAACCGCCACCTTTTTAAACTCCAGCGCCTCCGGCGATCTCACCAGTGTTCTTGATACGCAACGGAATATAGATAAATTCCACCGCTTTCACTGGTTCTATGGCAATATCAACCCACAGTTCGTTGCGATCGATACGTGCTGGCGTGTTGTTGCTCAAGTCGCAAACCACCAAGTAGTCATAGATCGCACGTTTTGCAACCAAGTCAATCATCAAGCTGTTGCAAGTGTTGGTGATCTCGTTGCGTGTGATTGTGTCATTAGGTTCAAACAAGTACAGTTTGCCAATTTCTTCAAGACGTCCACGCAAGAATGCAACCAATCGTGCCACGTTAATGCGATCCAATGCTGTGGTAGTTGCGGTACTAGTCTTGTTACCAAAATTGGTAATACCAATTCCCGGAATGAACGTGATTGGGTTGATATTGCGCTCATACAGGATGTCACGCACACTTTGACTCACGCCAATTTGGTTAAACTCGCCTGTTGCGGCATCAATGTAACCAATTGCGGCGGCATTGTCAATTACACCACGACGTGTACCAGCTGGAGCTAACCATGGATAACTTGCGGCGTCACTGCGCAGAATTGTGCGTACCATCATGTGGCTTGGAGGAGCAACAACTGTGTTGCCACCAAGGTCAGTGGTCTGACAGCTTGGGTAGAACACACCGCAGTAGTTACTGGTTGCTGAATTGCCGTCACCATTGGGTTGACCCAGGCCATTGTTGTCTGTAGCAAACGCTACCAGGCTGTTGCCATCTGGTCCAAGACGCATTGGTGTATCGCCCACAACAAACAGGGTATTGTTGCGCTCGTTGCTGAGTGCAATCATGTTTGGTGTCAACTCTGGGTAAGCAGGTGTTGCAATGATGTTGAACTGTGTTTGTTCTTCACGTGCTGTGACACTGGTGTCAATGCCAGATTTCAGTGCTTGAACAATCAACTGACGTTGTGCCAAGCGACCTGACCACATAGCACCGTTGTCTCTATTGCCACTAGCTGTGAGCCAAGTGTTGGTATTGATCAAAGCCCAGTATGTGCCATTGCTAGGATTCTGATAGGCTGTAGGAGCCAAAATACACACATAGATGCCATTGTTGTAGCTCACAAATGCATTTTCAGCATAAGTCACAGTAGCTGACCATGCATCAATAGCATAGTCAGTGGCAGTGGTTGTGAAGTAGTTGCTTTGGAAGCTCTTTACATTGTAGCCCGAACGGCGTGTGTTAAACAACAACATGCCTTGTGGATACAAGGAAGGATCTGGATGATCTGGATCAAGATAGCTACTATCTAGTAAATCTCCAATACTGGGCAAAGGATCTGCTACAGGATCTGTAGTTCCATTAGGAGCCCATCGTGCATCAGCAAACAAGATACCATTTTGCGTGACTTGATCTGAGGTGTCAATTTCTACCCATTGGTCAAGTCCGCTTACATTTTCCCAACGGTATAATTTGGGATAGTTTTCCAAGTCTGATGTGTCTACCCATAAATCGCCGTAGGCCAAATCACTTTCAGCTGCATCTGTTTGTGTAGTAGGTGCTGTGGCCGAGATGATGGGACCAGTTTCATTACACAAAGTCAAATCATATCCGCGAACATCATTGGAAACCAATTGGTATCCTTGCCAGGTGCCATTATCCTGTATCATGATGTCCACGTCATCAACTGCACTGTAGTACCACAATCTTCCATCTGCAGGATCTTGATCTGGAGCTGTTGGGCTGGCACTGTAAGTAAACAACGGATCAGTCACAAAATTACTTAATACCAGAAAGGTTGAGTTCAGTGGACTTTGACGTACTTTGTCGGTAGACGTTGTAAATCCTGCGGCTGTTACAGGAGTACCAGTAACGTTTTGCAAAAATATTGTACCGCCTTGACTGTGGGTAAACACAATGTTGCCTGCGGCATTAACACTGGCTGACACATAAGGCACATTAGCTGCAGACACAGCCGTAATAAAATCTGCCACAGTGCCTGAACCACCAATGGTAGCTGAACCGTTGTTGTTTGTAGCTTGTCCTGCGGCGGTGGCAGAAATATTGAAGCTATTTGCCACTGTAAATGATGTAGGAGTAGTAGTTCCTGTAACCTCAAGTGCGCCGGATGCATAACGATTGTTAATTTCAAATGCAAATGTAGTCAGCGGTGTGGTTGAATAAAAGAAACTGTTGAACACAACATAACTAGTTCCTACAGGAATATTTTTGCCGCCTCCGGTGGGATCTAGATTGTAAATTGCTGTTGTATCTGTGTTATATGCTGGCACTGTTTGTGACACAAACGTACCCAGCGTAGCACTGTATGATTTAAAACTCAGGTTCAATCCATTGTTGGCTGTGGAAAGGTTTTGCCACACAGAACCTGTGGGACGACCGCCATCAGTGTCAGTAGTTCTCCAGCGTGGCTGTTCATAACTGTAGGCCGGTTCATAATCAGGAGCAGCATACTCACCTGCTGCAATACCCAGTGCAGTGAGCAAGGCCGCACCGCCAACTGTACCTGCGTCAATTGTGACAACACCATTGTTGCTCAGCGTTGATCCATCATTGGCTGCTGTGCTGTCTGCGTAGATACGCAACACATTGTTTGTAGCAGTGGCAGTGACTCCTGTAATACTAGCGGCATTAATATTGGCCGCCAATCCTGCCACAGTTGTAGTAGTCACTGTGATTAAGTTATCATTGATAAAGATATTGTTGCCTGCTGTCAAGCTAACAGGAGCGGCAGATCCTGTGACTGTGGGCCATGAAGTTTTCCAGCCGTTGCTACCAATTTGGTTCCAGGTATTATCGTATTTTTTGTAATAACCAAAAATATTCACACCTACCGCTACCACTGCATAATCACCAATTGATCCAATAGAAGCCTTGGGAGTGTTGCCTGCAATAGTACCGTTGCCGCTCACAGTGTCTGTGGCATCTGTGATCACTATTGGTGCTACATTGGTGAACACCGCAGTGGTCTGATCCCATTCAAAAATACCCCAGTTACTGACTGTGGTATCCAGCCAATAATCACCATTGGCAGGAGCACCAGTTGGGCGTGTCAAACTTGCAGTGAGTTCTGTTAGGTCAATGTCAACCCGTTGTACATAAGCACGGTTAGTAACACCCAATGCAGAATATGCAGCCAACAGGCCATACTCGTTGAGTTCGTAACCATTAATTGGTGTACCAGTTGTGGTGTTGTAAAAGAATGGCACACCAAATGTGGCTGCCAAATCACGTTGACTGGTGATTAAATATGTTTTGTTTGCATTAGCGGCAAGTGTACCGGCTGCTACAGTGACTCCGTCACTGGATACTTTGTTTTGTGCTGTGGCAACTACAAAGTAAGGTACTGTGTTAACGGCTGAAGGGATATATTGACTCTCGTCAATTACTGTTACTTCTACGCCTGGTGATACTAGAGCCATAATGGATTCCTTTTCAAGTTCTAATATTTATTGACGAATGCCAAAAACGGCTGAGTTGAGCGCCCTTTGCCAAAGGTCCACCATAAATACGACATGCAAAGACCCATTTGTCAGTCATGTCATCAGCGACCATGCGCTGTGAACTACATCAAAGAAGATGTCACTCACTATAGATCACGGTGTGAAAACTGTACCAGGAAAGGACGAGGTGTTCGGCCACGAGATCCTCGCTGGAAGTCTGCTGGTTACAAGAAAAAACCCGCATGTGACAAATGCGGGTTCAAGGCCAAGATACTGACTCAGCTATTGGTGTTTCATGTTGACGGCAATCTCAACAATTCTGAACAACGTAATTTAAAAACAGTTTGTCTCAACTGTGTTGAATTAGTTAAAAAATCTGATGTTATTTGGAGGCAGGGCGATCTTGAGCCGGACTTGTAGCCAGTGCCTTGACCTGCTGATACAAATCGTCTAGGGTGCCGTTGTTGTCTAGTACTGCATCAAATTTTGTACCTACCCAAGCAGTTTCACTAGCATGAATGCCTAGCTTTTCCATTTTTTTGTGGCTCAAAGCCCAGGTAGTGTTGCCATTGGCGCCACGATTTACACTTGCTGCTGCCTCATACCAGGCAGGTTCTGGGCCACGAGTCACTCGGATCACTCGACCCCCGGCATTTTTAATTGCCTTGATTT